CGTAAAGGTGAGGCAGCACTCAAAGATATTATGAAAGATCAAGAGTTCTCACGATATGAGCGGGAGACGGGTCAAAAAGCTACAGGTAAGGCTAAGACCAAACTATTGGGTAGAGTAGCCCGAAGAATGGCAGATTGAAGACATTATTGTTAGTAACCTTGAAAGTGTCCCTATATTATGATCAATCAAAAAATGAACCTTTATAATCACCAACAAGAAATTCTCGACGCGCTTCAAAATAATAATAAAGGTATTATTACCTGCCCTACAGGTAGTGGCAAGACCTTAACTATGATCACTGATTCACGTCGGTTTCTGAATCCTGGTAGTGTTGTAGTTGTTGTTGCTCCTCAACTCCTTCTGTCTCAACAGATTTTCAATGAGTTTGATAAACATTTATCTGATGTGAACTTTATGTACCGTCAAATTTCATCTGAAGGTAAGACTTTTCAACGTGATCGTAGTAAACTTAAGTTTCGTATTACTCCACCTAAGTTTGCAACTACTGTTGTTGATGAGATTCGTGATACTTATCGTATCGCAGTAAAGGATAATAAACCTCTGATTCTGTTTGTTACTTACGATAGTCTGGATCGTATTGTTTCTTCTATGATCCCCGTCAATGTAGTTTACTATGATGAGGCACACAATGCAACAACCTCCGATCACTTTAACTCTGTAAGGTTTCTATCTCATCACTCCAAGAATAACTATTTCTTCACTGCAACCCCTCGTTATTCTCAGTCTCGTTCTAGTGAGGGTCCTGGAATGGATAACGTGAGTGTATATGGTGAGAATATTGTTAACATTCAGTTCAATAAACTAGTCAAGAAAGGTATTATTGTTTCTCCTCTGATTCACCTTATGAAGAGTGATGCTAACCTTGATAGTATGGATGAGGTGAGTGTCAACCTCAAGACAATTCGTGAGGTTATTGACCATTATGAGACTAAACATAGTGATACCAAGTCACACAAGATTCTGTTTTGTGTTCAAGGCACTAAAGCTATTGTTGATCTTCTGAATGGTGGACTTCAACAGTTAGCTAATTCAAAAGGTTACAAGGTTCTTAGTATTGACTCTGTAAATCAAGGTTATGTGAATGGTCAGAAAAAGGTCAATAAGTCTACCTTTATTCAGACACTTAACGATCTTGGTTCTACTGATGAGAAACTAATTGTCCTTCATTATGCAATGTTGGGTGAAGGTATTGATGTCAAGGCATTCACTGGTGTTGTTTTTCTTCGCAACACTCTCTCCACTATCTTCGCCACTCAATCTATAGGTCGTGTGATTCGTAAAGCTCCTGGTAAAAAATATGGTATCGTGACTGTTGTTCAACATGAGTCAAATACTAATGAGAGTCAGGAACTGATTCGTCAGATTGTGACTCAACTCATCAGCCAGGGTGTACCAGTTGAAGAAATCTTTAGTGAAACTTCTGGCCGTAGTAAAGATGGTGAAATTGTAGAAGATCTGGATCTTGACGAACTTCATCGTCGTATTGCAGACTATAATATTCAGTTTCAACACAATAACATCCTCGAAGAATTGTTCAATAACACCGATTACAGTGAATTGTCTCTCTGATAAAGTCAGTAACCTTCAAATTGTTTTAGTAGTATGAGCACTGCACAAATGGAACTTGTTACTCTCAACCCCTATCAAAAACTAAGACTTAAAGCCCGTAAGGATTTTAAAGAGGGTGTTAAACCTGTTGATGGTCGTCAACCAATTCCAGATGAACTTGCCATCTCTATGATTCAGGAATTGGATGTTCCTAAAGATTCACTCATTGGGGTTTATGATGCATTCTTGATTCTTACTTCTCATCTTAGAGAACAGGGTTACACGAACATTGTGGTTTTAGAGAATACTCATAAGAACTTGACTCAATCACAAGAAAAATACTATGATAGTATAAAAACAGTATGTAACAACTCATCGGGTATTAAATACTATACTCCCCCAATGAATAACTATAACAGGTGTGATATGAAGTTTGATGTTATTATTGGCAACCCACCCTATCAGAACACAAAGGACCATGGTTCTATTAAAGGTTCTGGTAAAAGTCCTCTATGGTTTCAAATTACTAAGATTTCTCTTAACCTGTTGAAAGAGAATGGTATTCTTAGTTTTATCACACCTGATACGATTGTAAATGGTAGTGATGAGTTGACTTCTGCATATATTGGTCCTAGTCGTAAGTTCGATCTTAAATATCTTGATTTTGAGGTTAATAATTCATTCAAGGTTGGTATCAAGATTTGTCGCACTATTATCCTCAATAGTTTTACCCCTGGAAACATCTGTGAGGTTTCTGATGGTCGTATGATTGACACTGATGTCATTTACAAGGTAACAAACGACCAGATGTTTGACGACATTCTTAATACTCTTCTTGAATATGATGGGCCTAAAATCAACTTCAACACCAAAAATCAGTATCATATGATGCAGATTGAAAAGGATTTGAAAAATAAAGGTCTTCCCGCAGAATGGGCTAGAGAGAGTAAGTCCGAACCTGATGATGTTTATAATGTTGCAGTCAATGTAAATGGCAAGTTCAAGTATACTCGTGTCCCTGGTAAAAATGCAGGAACCTGGCGTTTGTTTATCCCAAGAATGACAAACCCAACGGTTGTATCAATTTCCAAAGATTGGGAGGCAGATGGTTCTACTTTTACTATGGTATTTGATACCGAGGAGGATGCACTTCGCACTCAAAGTTATTTGAATGACCCACTTTATTTGTGGGTCCTTGAGTCTACCAAAGTTTCTGGACGTATCAATACATCAACTATCACACGACTTCCTAATGCTCCTATTGAAGAGGTTCTGACTGATGATCAAATCTCTTACATTCGATCTCAACTCTAATCATGCAACTTCAGCATACATTTGGGTACGATTGTGAAGATCTTCCTTCACTGATTACAGATAACAAACTATCCATCTTCCTCAAAAAGTTAGTCGAACTTGGTAAGAAACAAGACCCAGACTTGTATCCTCCTCTTACCTTTATGGGCGATGGATTTGAGTGGTTTGTTGAATACTTTTTCAAGTTCTTCAATGGCGACCATATTTTAACTTATACTGCTAACTATGAACCAAATCTTGAATATGATAGAGGTATTGATGGCCGCGGCCTCTCAACTTTAGATGGAAAACCAAACGTCATTCAATGTAAGTTTAAGGCAGATGTAAATAAGTATCTGACCAATGAAGATAATATTTCTAATGTTGCTGCTGATGCTTTTGTAAATGAGGGTTTGCAATATAATGGCAAGAATGTTATTATTGTGACCACATGTAAAGGAATTCATCCTAAGCACGCAATGTCAAATGTGCATTGCATTTCTTACAAGGAAATGGCAAGACGTGTTGATAATAATGTTATTTTTTGGGATGATCTAAGGAAAATCATTAGGGAACAATATGATCAAAAAAAATAAGCACAATAGTAATGTTGGTTCTACTATTGAAAGAACTGATGACCGCATTGATTCTACGGGAGAGGTATTTACCCCCCAAGAACTTTGTGAGCAAATGGTAAATGAATTGCCAGAAGATGTGTTGAAAAATCCTAAGAGCACCTTTCTTGACAATTCTGCTGGTTCGGGGAACTTCTTACTAGCACTGCAAAAAAAACTTCTAGAATATCATTCTTTACATCATGTCAATGATAATATGATGTATGCAGTAGAACTCATGGAAGACAATCATAAGGAGTTATGTGAACGGTTGGGAGTTTCTACAGATCATCCACATTATGTTCACGCCAATGCTTTAACATATGATTACTCATTTGGTGAACCAGTGGGCCTCGAATGTTTCTACAATTAAAGTTAGTAACCTCCAAAGTGTCCCAGTAGTATGAAGAACACTCATCTCGAACACGCAGAAGATCTCATCCTCACTGGTGATCTTTCTGTACTTGATGCACTCTACAATCCTGATCACATTAGTGTGAAGATTGATGGAGCACCTGCGATTGTGTGGGGTACTCATCCTGAGAACGGTAAGTTCTTTGTTTGTACCAAAGCGGCATTCAACAAACAGAAGATCCGTGTTTGTTACAATCAAGACGACATCTTCACTCACTTTGGACATCAACCAAATGTAGCACAGATCCTTATCTATTGTCTTGATTATCTGCCTCGGACTGAGGGAGTATTTCAAGGAGATTTTATTGGTTTTGGTAGTGGTCTTGACACATTCACTCCCAATACTATCACTTACAAGTTCTCTGAACCTGT